TTACGGGGTAATGCCAACCGCTGCCGCCACTTTGTCGCCACTTGGCAGCGTTGCCAGAGGATTGAAACGGAGCGCCGTTTCCAGATGATCCGGTGCCAGATGTGCGTAACGCATAGTCATTTTTATATCGTGGTGTCCGAGAATTTTTTGTAAGGCCAGAATGTTTCCACCCGACATCATGAAGTGCGCCGCAAACGTATGGCGCAGAACGTGTGTGAGTTGACCGCGAGGGAGCACGATAGACGTTTTTTCCATCACGGATAAAAATTGAAAATAGCAGTCTGTGAAGAAATTGAACCCATCAAGCGCCATGATCTCTTCGTAAAGCTCTTTACTGATAGGGATGCTTCTGTTTTTCTTCCCCTTCGTTCTTACAAAGGTAATTCGGTATTTGGTCACCTGTGAGCGGGTAAGATTTACGGCTTCTCGCCAGCGTGCGCCTGTGCTTAAGCATATCTTAACTACCAGTGCCAGAATTGGGTCCTGACGTTTGCAATCAGCCAGTAATTCAACAATCTGCTCATGGGTAAGCCATGCCATCTCTTTTTCTGCGATGGTGAATTTTCGCATGTTCTCCAGTGGGTTCGGATACGACCATTCGCCCAGGCGGGATAGTTCGCTAAAAACACTACTTAGATAGCTTTGCTCCAGGTTAATGGTGACCGGGCTTGCTCCTTTCTTCCATTTCTCGCTGAAGTAGATCTCACCTGTCAGGCGTTTATCTCGATAGTGGGCAAACATTTTAGAGGTTAGATCAGTTGCAAGGGGATTGCCCAGAGCGTCAACCATCAGCAGCAATTTGTCATAGACATGCTGCCCAGCAGTCAGAGATTTACCATGTAGTTTGAACCATAGCTCAACCACGTCTTTCAGTGTTCGACGATCCACTGATTCACCCAGCCAGGGCTTTGCTTCGGTTTCTTCCATCGTGTGACGCTCAAAAGCCAGTGCTTCGCCTTTGGTGGCGAATTGTTTACGCACACGACGCCCACTACGTCCGGCGGGGTAACATTCGCAAAGCCATTTTCCTGTGGTGAGTTTTCGTACAGCCATAAAAAATGCCCTCCAGTGGAGAGCATTTTTACTGTATATATAACCAGTGTCAATGTATGAATTTGTATAGCCATACATATCACTGAAGTAAAAAAACTTTTAAAGCATCTTTCACAATATTTGTTGGTTCACCAATACCGCCACCACCTTTTAAAAAATGGTATTCACTCATTTCTGCCCATTGTCTTTTTATATTTTCCTCAGCAGGTAAAAGAGATGAGTTTTCAGATAAGTATTTGTAAACTATTCCAAATATAGCATATTCATAATTATCTACATTATATTCACTTGTTTGATATGAAAATTTAGATAAACCAAACAATTTCATGATTGATTGAGCATCAACTTTATCTTCAAGAAAGTTGAGAGCTAACTCTCGGTTAAAAGTGTAGATTATTATCGCTAGAGTCCTGTAATAACAATATCCATAAATATATTTGTTGCTAATTTTGTCGCCTGATAGTAGTTGGTATATTTCAACATATCTAGCAAGTGTTTCAACCTCACGTAATGATAATTTTCTACTTTCAATGAACTGTAAGAAAATATCTTCGCTGGCTTCTACTGCAGCGGTCAGCCTTTCAGATTGCTCACATAGCATCATCCAATGATTTTTGGAAGTTAAAGTGTCATTATAATTATCTTCCTTAAAGGTAACAGGAAGGCTGTATGTAAATTTTATAAATTTGTCAAGATAACGGTTGGAGTCTACAGAAGAGCCATAGATATGATTTATGGATGCTTTTAGTTGAGTTGTGTTTGCAATTAATAAAAAGTTAATGTTTTTTATATCAAAAACATGTTTTATATTTTCAATAATAGAAATGGCAAAACTAGGCTTACATCTGTCTAACTCATCTATAATTATTGTTAGTTTACTTTCTCCAGCTAATTTGGTTAGTACTTCTTTTAGAGCAAGAACGTTCTTTTGTGCCTCGATATGATCTTCTAACAGAGCCTCGATGGTTCCATCGATAGCTGAATTTGCAGCGTCTTTGATAACCTCTTCAAATTCCTCATTAATTTCATCCGCATTTTGTTTTAATACCCAACCAGCACCAGCTTTGAGTACAGTCTTAAGTCCGAATCTGAGGGCTGGCAATGCCTTAGATATTAATTCCTTTTTTTCATCGCTATTATATAGAGCTGCAATTGCGGCCATTATTGTAAGTATGGGAGCATCGTTGTGATCTTCAGTAAAAGCATCTATATAAACTACTTTATGATTGGTCGAGTTTATTTCAATTAAGGATGCTAACTTTTTTGAAAACTCTGTTTTTCCAGTCCCCCAGTCCCCATCTATGACCATAGGTGAAACAGGAATATTAGACTCTAGCAAACTTATTATTTTTTCTGCAATGGCTTTTCTTTTATATTCATCACGTATATCGAAAGTTATATCTGTGCTCATTCATATTTCCTTATTATTTGATGCATGTTTTTTTGGATTTACTGATGGTTCCATCATTGCAAACAAATTTTCCATCAGAGGTACAGTGAGAGACACCTCCCTTTTTCCCAGAACAAGGATAATTTTTAGCATAGGTAGTTAGTGGGTTTAATAACAAAGAGCATGATAAAACCACAAAAAAAAACTTACCAAGCATAGTTTCCTCCAGGTATTATCTAACATACTTAACTGTTAAGCTTATAATTTTTCCAATTATTTCAACATCTTCTATCTTGCACTCGAAGGCTCTGTTTCCACCTTCAACGAAAATTCTTCCACCGGGTAAACGAGTGATGTCGCGGATTGTTATTTCGCCATCAATACTTATTACCCATTTACCATCACGTATATCATCAAATTCTTTATCACAAATAAATTCAGAATTGTTATCTGTGATGACAAAAGGTTTTTTAAACGTAGAGGGTAGAAATCCCTTATCAAAAATATAAAAACCGTCTTCCTGCAATGCTCCATCAGACAATAAATATTTTACTACTTCTATAGTATTTGTATTTGCTGATGCTTGCTTTGAACCATGCCCTGTTGTTAGCCAATTAAGCGAGGTACCCGTTTCAAGGGCGCACTGGATTACCCAATCTGCCGGAAAAATATCACGCATATAACGCGTTGCCATGGTGCTCTTAGAAACACCTAAATGATCACAGAGAGCCTGACGGGTACCGAACCCGTATGCTTCAACCAAACGTTCTATGGCTTTCTTACCGCCGCTATTGAAATCCACAAATCCTCCAAAGAAATCCAAAATTCGTTGACAGATTCCAAAAGCGATCTTAAAGTTGAACCAGAAGTCTTCTTTTGGAGCCTTCACTACTAATCACGACAAACAACGGCTCGCCACAAGCCATATCTAGAAGGAATGTTGCCTTATGACACCTAACATTTCAATTACTCTGAATACACCACATGTCACAATCGAACGTTATAGCGAACTGACTGGCCTTTCTATTGATACGATTAACGACATGTTGGCTGATGGCCGACTACCTCGTCATCGTCTTCGTAAAGACAAAAAACGTGAAAAGGTAATGATTAACCTGGCTGCTCTGACTGTTGATGCTTTGTCTGCTTAATAGACGTCTATTTTCGCAATAAGACGCTGAGTTCGATTTTGCGATAAGTTCGGAATTGAAAACCATGTTTGATTACCAAGTTTCCAAACATCCACATTTTGATGAAGCCTGTCGTGCATTCGCACTGCGCCACAACCTGGTGCAGCTGGCAGGACGTGCAGGAATGAATGTGCAGATTCTGCGAAACAAGTTGAACCCTGCTCAACCTCATTTATTAACCGCACCAGAAATTTGGCTGCTTACCGATCTGACTGAAGATTCGACGCTGGTAGATGGCTTTCTGGCTCAGATTCACTGTCTGCCATGTGTACCGATTAATGAGGTAGCAAAAGAGAAACTGCCACATTACGTCATGAGTGCAACCGCAGAGATCGGACGTGTTGCTGCAGGTGCGGTATCTGGCGATGTAAAAACCAGTGCAGGTCGTCGTGATGCTATCAGCAGCATTAACTCTGTAACACGACTGATGGCGCTGGCTGCTGTTTCATTGCAGGCCCGTTTACAGGCTAATCCTGCGATGGCGAGTGCAGTTGATACCGTGACTGGCCTCGGTGCTTCATTCGGTTTGCTGTGAGGTGCTTATGCTGACGAAAGAACCATCATTTGCATCGCTGCTGGTAAAACAAAGTCCGGCAATGCACTACGGTCACGGCTGGATTTATTTACCTTGTGGGAAAAAGTGGCATCCAAGTTTTGAATTACAACCCCGGCAACAGGCTTACCGGGGAAGAAATAAAAAGCGATTCCTACAAAGATTTATGGTTAACGTGGCAAACAACCTGCGAACCAAGCGAAAAGTTTTTCTTGGAAGCTGAGGTTTACATCGTCAACCCGACCACAGGCAATAGCAGCTCTTTTGTAGGCAGGGTTTAACAAAGATCCGAATGTTGTGGAGTCAGAGTGATGCAAAGCTTTCAATTTTTGTGCAATGAACTGTGGAGACAATTCATCCTCGGCGTAAAGCAACTCACCATATTGTCGGCTTTGTACGCTTGCTCGTTCCGCAATAATAGCTGGTTGCCATACAAGTTGGATTGTTGCGATTACAACAACAGGAAAAGCGAACAACCATTCCAGACCTGTATTAGCAAATACAGCTGTTCCGCTTATAAGTTGGATTGCTGTCATTAATTTATCAGCTCGACCATGGAACGTTGCTGTCATTAGTTCAAGGTAATAACAGTAGTGTAATTGGAAGTATTCGGAGCTTTGTTTAGTCATGCCGGATTCCTATTTCTTCTCTTGCCCCGGTTCAGGCTGAGGTGCTGGAGCCGGGCGAGGGAGTACATGAAAGTTGTCTGTTTCTGACATCAGTTTTCTCCTTTGAGGGGTAGATGATTGTTAGCACAAATAGTCTACCACTGAGGCACGCGCCGGGCGTGTAGAAAAATTCCCGGCACAATCATTTGCATCGCTGCTGGTAAAGCAAAGCCCGGCAATGCACTACGGTCACGGCTGGATCATGGGTGAGGATGGAAAACGCTGGCATCCATGTCATTCACAAGATGAATTGCTGTCTGAATTGACCACGAGGAAACGGAGAAAGTCAAAATGTATGCAGCGGAAAGTGAAGTGGTTTATCAGTTTCGTTACAGAGGGGAGAGTTATTCAGTACCTGAAGATGATTTGCTCTGTTGTTATCCGTCGTTGTCGGGCGATGGCAGTTACTTTTTCACGCTAAAAGATGGGACGTTTTTACGGGGAGAGCAGGTTAAAGAGACGATACGAAAAAATGTATCTCCTCTTGAACGTTACCGTAATAACAAACAACGATAGTTGCGTTTTGGGGATATGAATTATGGCAATTAATGGCGCTGCGGCGACTGTTCCATTAAGCCCCGGTGAACGCCTGAATGGACTTAATCACATTGCGGAGCTAAGGGCGAAAGTTTTTGGCCTGAATATTGAGTCAGAGCTTGAGCGGTTTATTAAAGATATGCGTGATCCACGGGATATCAATAATGAACAAAATAAACGGGCACTGGCTGCCATATTCTTTATGGCAAAAATTCCAGCTGAACGTCATAGCATCAGCATTAATGAGCTGACCACTGACGAAAAGCGGGAGCTGATTAAAGCAATGAATCATTTTCGTGCAGTGGTGAGCTTATTTCCCAGACGGCTAACCATGCCCAATTAACCAACTAATGAAATTAATGGCGTAAACCCGCCGGGCATCCCTTTATCTAAATTCAGGAGAATTGATTATGCGTAATATTGAAACCCTCACGACTAAAACCGGACCGGATGACGCAGGGCTTAATATTTTACTGACAGAGGCTCGTCTGGAAGAACGCCGGGCAAGGGCTGAAGCAATGGCAGCTCGCCTTGATAGCCTGGCGTGTCATATCTCATCCCGTCAGCTAAACCACGTGGAAGCGGCAGAACTGCTGCGTGTGACTGCTGAAGCAATCCAGAACGAAGCGCAGGAGATCCACTAATGGCTGATGCAATGGATCTCGTACAGCAGCGCGTTGAAGAAGAACGCCAGCGCCATATCCGTGCTGCCCGTGCCAAAACGCCGGGCGTGTCCCGCGTGCTTTGCGTTGAGTGTGAAGCGCCAATTCCGCCAGCACGCCGCCGTGCCATTCCGGGTGTGCAGCTTTGCATTACCTGTCAGGAAATCGCAGAGCTGAAAGGCAAACATTACAACGGAGGTGCTGTATGAGCACCATCCTGAAATGGGCGGGAAATAAAACCGCAATTATGTCCGAACTGAAAAAACACCTTCCTGCTGGCCCGCGACTGGTTGAACCTTTCGCGGGTTCCTGTGCTGTGATGATGGAGACGGATTATCCCAGCTATCTGGTTGCGGATATTAATCCTGATTTAATCAACCTCTATAAAAAGGTTGCCGCTGATTGTGAATCATTTATATCTCGCGCCAGAGTTTTATTTAAGGAAGCAAACAGGGAGGTGGCTTATTACAACATAAGGCAGGAGTTTAATTACTCAACTGAAATTACTGATTTCATGAAAGCGGTATATTTCCTGTATCTCAATCGTCACGGTTACCGTGGTTTATGTCGCTATAACAAGAGCGGGCATTTCAACATTCCCTACGGTAATTATAAAAATCCGTATTTCCCTGAAAAAGAAATTCGCGCATTTGCAGAAAAAGCCCAGCGGGCAACGTTTATCTGCGCCAGCTTTGATGAAACGCTGGCGATGTTGAAGGCGGGGGATGTGGTGTATTGCGATCCGCCGTATGACGGCACGTTTTCCGGTTATCACACTGACGGCTTCACTGAAGATGACCAGTATCACCTGGCATCCGTTCTTGAACATCGGTCATCAGAAGGACATCCGGTCATTGTTTCTAACAGTGACACATCCCTGATCCGTTCGCTGTATCGCAATTTTACTCACCACTACATCAAGGCAAAACGCAGCATCGGCGTAGCAGCTGGTGAGAGTAAATCTGCAACAGAAATCATCGCTGTTTCTGGGGCGTGCTGCTGGGTGGGATTTGATCCTTCGCGTGGCGTGGATAGTTCAGCCGTGTACGGAGTGCGTGCATGAGCCATGCTGATATGAACAACTGCAGCGGCTTTAACGAGGCCGCCGCAGCATTCTCATGGAACAGCCCGAAAAAGGCTATTAACCCTTATCTGGACCCGGCGGAAGTTGCGCCGGTTTCTGCGCTTTCAAACCTGATCACTCTGTACGCTGCCGATAACGAGCAGGAACAACTGCGCCGCGAGGCACTGAGTGATCAGGTCTGGGAGCGTTATTTCTTTAATGAATCCCGTGATCCTGTCCAGCGCGAAATGGAGCAGGATAAGCTCATTAGCCGGGCAAAGTTGGCGCATGAGCAGCAGCGTTTTAACCCGGACATGGTCATTCTGGCAGACGTCAGCGTCCAGCCCTCCCATATCAGCAAGCCGCTGATGCAACGTATTGAATACTTCAGCAGCTTGGGCAGGCCAAAGGCTTATTCCCGCTATTTACGTGAGACGATTAAGCCATGTCTGGAACGACTGGAGCATGTACGCGACAGCCAGCTATCTGCATCTTTTCGTTTTATGGCAAGCCATGTAGGGCTGGACGGCCTGCTGATTCTGCCTGAAATGAGTCAGGATCAGGTGAAACGCCTGTCTACCCTTGTCGCTGCGCATATGAGCATGTGCCTTGATGCAGCTTGTGGTGATTTGTATGCCACCGATGACGTTAAGCCGGAAGAAATCCGCAAGACATGGGAAAAGGTGGCAGCGGAAACCCTGCGTCTGGATGTCATCCCGCCTGCGTTTGAGCAACTCCGTCGGAAAAGAAACCGCCGTAAACCCGTGCCCTATGAACTCATTCCGGGTTCGCTGGCGCGTATGTTGTGCGCCGACTGGTGGTACCGGAAATTATGGAAAATGCGTTGCGAATGGCGGGAAGAGCAGTTGCGTGCTGTCTGCTTGGTCAGCAAAAAAGCATCTCCCTATGTCAGCTATGAAGCCGTGATGCATAAACGTGAGCAGCGCCGCAAGTCACTGGAGTTTTTCCGTTCTCATGAACTGGTGAACGAAGAGGGCGACACGCTGGATATGGAAGACGTGGTAAACGCCAGCAGCAGCAACCCGGCGCACCGCCGCAATGAGATGATGGCCTGTGTTAAAGGTCTGGAGCTTATCGCGGAAATGCGCGGTGACTGCGCCGTTTTCTACACCATTACCTGTCCGTCACGTTTCCATTCCACGCTCAATAACGGCAGACCAAACCCAACCTGGACAAATGCGACGGTAAGACAAAGCAGCGATTATCTGGTCGGCATGTTTGCTGCATTTCGTAAGGCGATGCACAAAGCCGGGTTGCGCTGGTATGGCGTGCGGGTGGCTGAGCCGCATCATGACGGTACAGTTCACTGGCACCTGTTGTGTTTCATGCGCAAAAAAGACCGCCGCGCCATTACTGCATTGTTGCGTAAGTTTGCCATCCGTGAAGACCGCGAGGAACTGGGTAATAACACTGGTCCACGCTTTAAATCTGAGCTGATAAACCCGCGCAAAGGAACGCCGACAAGCTACATCGCGAAATACATCAGTAAGAACATTGACGGGCGTGGTCTGGCTGGCGAGATCAGCAAGGAAACGGGTAAATCCCTGCGTGATAACGCTGAATACGTTAATGCCTGGGCGTCTCTGCATCGTGTTCAGCAATTCCGCTTCTTTGGCATTCCGGGGCGTCAGGCTTACCGTGAACTGCGATTGCTGGCTGGTCAGGCGGCAAGGCAACAGGGGGACAAAAAAGCAGGTGCGCCGGTACTGGATAACCCGCGCCTTGATGCCATCCTGGCTGCTGCTGATGCTGGTTGTTTTGCCACCTACATCATGAAGCAGGGCGGCGTACTAGTTCCCCGCAAATATCACCTCATCAGAACCGCTTATGAAATCAACGAAGAGCCGACCGCCTATGGCGATCACGGCATTCGTATTTATGGCATCTGGTCACCCATTGCAGAGGGCAAGATCTGCACTCATGCAGTGAAGTGGAAAATGGTTCGTAAAGCCGTTGACGTTCAGGAGGCGGCAGCCGACCAGGGCGCTTGCGCCCCTTGGACTCGTGGCAATAACTGTCCCCTTGCTGAAAATTTGTACCAACAAGGGAAAGACAAATCAGCTGATGGAGATACCAGAACGGATATCACCCGCATGGATGACAAGGAGTTGCACGATTACCTGCACAGTATGAGCAAAAAAGAGCGCCGGGAACTGGCTGCAAGGTTACGCCTGGTGAAACCGAAACGGCGTAAAGACTACAAACAGCGAATTACAGACCATCAGCGACAGCAGCTCGTCTATGAACTGGAGTCCAGAGGATTTAATGGCAGCGAGAAAGAGGTCGATTTACTCCTTCGCGGCGGCAGTATTCCGTCAGGAGCAGGCCTGCGTATCTTCTATCGGAACCAGCGTTTGCAGGAAGATGATAAGTGGCGGAACCTGTATTAATTACGCTGGTTAACAATTCGTGCTCTTAATAATACCAAGTATATCAGGCTGATAAGCGTAAAAAAACGTTTTACATCAGTAAGATTATTATATACTGTAAATATAAACAGTGTTTATACATACAGCATTGCGTGTGGTGTCATAGGAGGAAAGATGCAGGACTATTTTTTGGAGTCTTTGAAGCTCCAGCGCATTGATTTTTTTCTTAAGCTTGTAGCGGCTAGTGAGTGTAGTGATGAAGAGAAGGGGCTGGCTCTGCAGTGGGTTTCTGAATTGACTGATGAACTCATGGCAAAAATCAGAAGCCACGAATACAACCGCTCAATGGATGTCATCAGCTGAGGTGACTTTTATGCGCATTGAAATAATGATCGATAAAGAGCAGAAGATTAGCCAGTCTACCCTGGACGCCCTTGAATCCGAGCTTTACCGCAATCTGCGCCCCCTGTATCCCAAAACGGTAATTCGTATCCGCAAAGGTAGCTCTAACGGTGTGGAACTTACCGGATTGCAACTGGACGAAGAAAGAAAACAAGTGATGAAAATTATGCAGAAGGTGTGGGAAGACGACAGCTGGCTGCATTAAGAAACGTTGCCCCCAGGAGGATTCATTCTGATGGGGGCTAGTTTAGGAAACGAGGCGTAAGGTGGGCGACCATTTTGATAATTGATCGTCCGCTTTGTGCTGTGAGTTCAACCGATGGATAGGGTTGCATCGATCCGTTGAACTCACAGCCATAAGCGGACTTAAATATCATATATACTAATTTGCCTTCAGGAGAAGGTAGTGAAATCCATCCTGCCGGAAAATCGTTAACGGCCCAAGAAAGGGCCGCTTGCTTATCAAAAATGTATCTATTTCTTAAAAATACATTGAATTTATGGAAGTTTCCACTCTCAACATTTTAAACTATACCAGCGAAAGAGGTGCTTTTTGCTGGGGCTATGGCATATGAGAATGTTATTTCATTACGATCATCGGCATCGCGACTACGATAAAGACTACTTTCAAGTTTAACGGCCAAATAATAACCATTAATATTTTGAATAACTGCAATATCGCCAACTTCAAGCGATTCTGTATCTTCACTCTTGAAGAATGCTTCAGAATTGGCATCTGTGATTTGATTGAAATCGGTAATGCCTTTAGCAAATACTAAGGAATGGAGACTTGGCTGACGCTTGTAAATGTAGGCTTGATTACGTCCCCCAACTCCCCACTTTGTCTCAAAAAGCATTTCACCTGAGCCAACCCAATAAGAGTCATAATTTCCATTTGGCACAAATGTAACTTTGCCTGTGCTTGTGGGGGATTGGTTAGCCCCATCTGGTTGAGATAAATTGACAGGGTTGATCGGAGGCGGTTTTCGGTTAAATGGGCTAGGTCCAGCCGCTGGGCGTGGTTTCATTTTCTCACCGTGCAAATCATGGATCAGCTCTACATAACTATTCTCATAATCCACAGCATCGAAAGAAAGCCGAAGGCGCGCACCTACGAAGGTTGGAACTGGCTCAGATAATGAGTTATTAACAATTACAGGGATAACGCGATTACTATTCAATTCTCGCATTATCTGACTGGAAATGATCATTTTCTCATAACCTACCCCCCCTGATTTTTGCATATTGGCTTTAGCTACATATGGTTCTGTACAAATGACAAGCACTCGGTCAGCGCTTGTAAGCCCTTGCTCCATGAAAAGAGTAAGATCACTTCCCAATGTAATATCCCATTGGTCTAAGATTACGTGAACTCCATTTTGTTCAAGCCGGGTCGCAAGCTTTAACACCCATGCTTTATGCTCTTCACTATCATGAGAATAAGAAATAAAAAGTTTAGGTTTAGTTAGTTCCATAAAAATCCCATTGTTTTATATATGCCATACGATTCATACGATGAATACTAAGTGAAATCTGTGATTTATCTCGAAACTATTAAATTATAATGAGTCTTTAATTTAAATTATTTACAACATGCATCTGATTCTAGTTTAAGTAACCATTTCAAACGGAACCATTCTCTTGTAGGTAGTGTCCAGCAGTCGGTTTAGGTAAATTCAAAGCCAGCGTTTGCCCTTCGCTCACTGTGGACTTTCATCTTTGTAAAACCGTATGTTTCGTTTTTCAAGCGGTCATACAGATACGGATTTGCACTTCCCTTAGTAGTGCATGACTATGCCGCATGAAATCGCATGATCGTTTGAGGATCATCTTTGCTGAGGCCCGCCAGAATTGGCGGGCTTTTGCTTATCTCATGCAGGTGCATGAAAACCACTACATAAAGCGGGCAGGCGTGGCGGGGATACGAGCGCGCGCTGTATGCCTGAAGTGGCTAAAATAGTATCTGTCATAGGTACAACTTAGTGTAGTATCATCCATATAATCCATTGAAATATAATCGACTCTCATTAGAGGTGATGATGAACGGAATCTGGTACGAAAACACTCATACACGCATTCCTAATTTTGAAACAACAGTACATCAAAAGCACAAATTCGGTTACGCTTATGAAACAACAAGTCATTTTGTGCATCTGTATGGGCGTGACATGGGATTTAATGTAATATCAGTTGGGTTAACTGTTATTGAGCAACGAAGTGGAACTCTCAATGATTGGGTTCGGAGAGTATTTGGGGCTCAGAACATATCTCCTTTAGATAATGAAATTGGACATGTAACTAGGGGAGTGTGGCGGCCATCCTTATATTATGTCAATGATACAGAAACAGCATTAGGTATCGATGAGTTTGAAAAAAGAGCAACAGAGCAAGCTCTAAGAGTTTTGATAGAAAAACTCGATGATATTTTTCTATATGTAGAACCAAGTGCCCATGGTTTGATTTCTTACAGTCATAAATGTAGAGAGCTATTAATTCTTGCTTGTACTGAGGTTGAAAATCAATGGGTGTCAATCATTGGTAATTCGAATTTATCTCGTTCAAATGGTCGATACTCCACAAATGATTATGTGAAATTATTAGATAAGTGTTATTTGTCTGAATATAAAATTCAATATTTGAATTATGACGGATTAAGGCATTTCAAACCTTTTGATGGGTGGAATGCAAGTACCCCTACAACATCTTTGTCATGGTATAATGCATATAATAAAACTAAACATGATAGATCAGGAGCATTCCACTTTTCCACTTTAGAAAATGTAATGGATGCAGTTGCTGCTTGTGTTGTAATGTACTGTGTAAAATATGGCCCGTTTAGCTTATTGGAAGCCAATACGTCTCTATCAACGATCGTTAATCAAAACTTTTCAATTTCATTAGATAATAGCAATCCAGCAAGTTATTACATTCCTGAAATTGAACTTCCACCGGATACAAGAACGGATTTATTAATTTATGATTGTTATCGAGAAAACCATAATAAAGCATGGGTCACTGATCCCCTAGTGCTCTAATTTCCTGCTAAAGGGAGCTTTTAATTATAAACGCTCCCTTCGGTTGTCGCTATTTATTATATATCAATAGAGTTTTGAAATTTTAATAACTGCCATCTTGTTAATAGTGGTTTTATTGCTATGTTGTGTTGTGTATTTATTTTTAAACCTTCGAATTTCGAATATCCATTTTCCAAGGCTTCCACTGAAAAATGAATGGTTTTTGTTATCGGGTTTATAGCACAAAGATTTAGGTCATATAAAGTATGAATGTCACTTCTGAGCAATAATCCATTGCTAATATGATTGTGACTATCGTTTCGATATACATTAATGTGAGCAGCATCAAGAATATCAACAAGCTTACAGCCCGTAACCGCACAAGTAGGATTTGATTTTAATAGCTGGTCGCGAAATGTTTTTTGCCCACTTCGTTGTTTTATTTGCCGTTCTACAATTTGCCGTTGATCTTCACCCATTAAAGTGGGGGTGTCTTTATCAGCTTCGCTGGCGTTGAGCTCCAGAATAATAGTATGTTGGGCGGTAAGCAAAGCAACAGCCCATTGATAGTTAACTTCTTGGATGGACATTTGCCCATTGTAGCGTGGAGTTTCATCTATAAGTTGTGACATTGTAATATTGGATAATTTACGGTACTGGTTGCCGCAGTATGCTATAAATTCTTTAGCTGGCTCAAAAACCACTCTGGGTTCATCAAATTCATGGCCATTATCACAACGCCACTCTGATTTTATAGTTTTCCTTTGAAGAATTTTTTTGCTTTGCAGTCTAGGTTAATACATTTGTTACGCTTCTTATTAATGCTCTGTGTTTCTAATTTTTCAATAACAGATATACCTAATATATTTTCTCTGTTGGTAATAATATCACCGTCTTTTACATTTTTGTGGTTCGCTACAAAACTGTCATAGCGATAGAAAACTGATGAGTCATCGGGATAACTATCATTTCCCCAGTATCTAAGATCGTCTTTCTCAATTGCCTTAAAAAAAACCATACTTGCTGTACCATGAACTTTTCCCACTAATCAAATTTTGGTTTGTTCTATCGAACAGCAAAGCATGTTGATTTACAAGAGAAATCATCCCAAAGAATATGGCTCAAATCGCAAAATTTTTTGTTCTAACCAGTCATTTACTTCACGCATCCTTTTTTGCAACGGTAATAATTCATTTCGCACAAACACATTTGCCGCCTTCTCCACATCCCCAAACCCCCCAACATTGCTAGGCATTATCCCCATCATTTGTGGTGGCACACGATGCGCTGCCATCATGTCATCCCGACTCACGTTCTTGATGTTAAGAAATTCATCCTTCGCTGCGACTTCTGATAGCGGGATAATCTGAAGCCCGTCCTTTTTGCCGTTAGGCGAGTACATAAACAGGTTACGAAAGTTACCAGGACCTTTGGCACTTTTCATCGCGTTGCGGAGGTTGTTCACATCCTCCTGGTTCTGCGCGGCGTCGGTCATGTACATGATGAAGCCTGCATGGCTGCCGTTAATGTAATACTTCCGGCGGAACAGCGTGGCGGACTCGTTGAGCAGGGCGGATGGAATGGCAGAAAGGTAACCTGGCAGACCATAAATCTCCTGGTTGATATCCGGCTCCATCAGGTGGAAGACGTTACCTTTTGCGAACTGATACGGCTGTGTCGTCAGGCTGTATTGCACAAACCAGTAGGTATCCAGGTCTAATCCGCGTCGGGTGTATTTTGCCAGAGCTGGCTCAAGGGCGATAACTTCACCGAAGCGGTTCGTGCGTTTCTCCAGGTAGGCGTTACCAAATACCAGATAGTCCTGCACAAAACGTGAAAAAGCCTGCTGGCTGAGCAGCGGGTGAGGGATGTAGGTACTGGTCAGAATGTTGCACTTTACTGCAATCGGGGAACTGTGATGCACAGCAGCGCGGAAGGTGCGCGCCAGTCCGTCAAAGCTGACGGGAGGCTCATACCAGCGATCTGTCTGTACGCATTCCACATAGTCCAGCAGTTCGCGGCGGTCAAGTACTGGAATGGGATCACCGAAGCTGAATGCTTCGGCTGTAGTCTGGCTTTTATGCTGGATCTGGTTCGTCGACGCAGCGCGGTTCTTCTTACTCTTTCCCATCAAAAAAACTCCACAATATTGCTGGTATTGGCGGATTCGCCCTGCAGCGGTTCGTTAAACAGTGCGTGCATCGTTGCCCAGGCCAGATCGGCGTGGCTGGCTTCTTCGCTGCGGCTGGCTTCATAGGTCGGGCGGTTGCCACTGGCGGTGGTGGCGCGACGGATTGCCATAAATGACTGGGCTATGTCGGTGTGTCCGGCGTCAAACTCCAGACGGCGGTGGCTGATAATGTCGTAGGCCTTGAGTACCAGAGCGTTTTTAACGTTGGGGTTGTAGACAAACTCCCGGACGGCAGGAAAGAACGCTTTCACGTTCTCATAAACCCCGTGACCGACGCCTGTCGAGTCGATGCCGATATAGGTCACGTTGTACTGCTCGGTCAGTTTTTTGATTGCATCAGCCTGGGCGCGGAAGTCCATCCCGCGCCACTGGTGACGCTCAAGAATGCGAAACTTACCGCCTGGCACGGCTGGCGGTGCCACCACCACGCACCCGGCGCTGTCGCCGTTCTGCGTACCTTTTGCCGGGTCATAACCGATCCACACTTCGCGCCAGCCAAATGGGCGCAGCGCCAGTGCATGAAAGTCGGTCCAGACTTCCCAGCTGTCCACCATGCACGCCTGCAGCTCGCTGAGCGGGAACACGGACGCGAGATCGTCCACGAACTCACACATCAGCAGGTTCTGGTATTCGTCCGGGCTGTACTCCATGCGTAACTGGTCGAGGTCGAACAGGTTACAGCCGCCGCGCACCGCATCTTCCACGGTGACTATCTGGCGGTATTGCCCGTCTGCGCACAGCAGGCCGGGGGCCAGATTGCTGTGGGACAGGTCGATGTCCACCTTATCGGCTTTGTTGCGCCCACGGTTGAACAGCGCACCGGACCAGAACGGATAAGCACTGTGTGTCAGGCTGGATGGCGTGGAAAAATAGGTTTGTCGCCATTTTTTGTGAATAGCCATACCGGAAGCCACTTTGCGCAGCTCCTGGAATTTCGGTATCCAGAAATATTCATCCAGATACAGGTTGCCGTGGTAACTCTGGGCCGTGCGGGCATTGGTGCCGAGGAAGTAAAGCGTGGCCCCGTTAGGAAGCACCATCGGATCGCCTTTCAGCTCCACCTCCACTTCTTTGGCAAAGTCGATGATGTACTGTTTAAAGACGTGGGCCTGAGCCTTGCTGGCAGAAAGGAAAATCTGGTTACGCCCGGTCAGCAGGGCGTCAATCAGGGCTTCACGGGCAAAGTAAAAGGTCGCGCCGATCTGGCGAGACTTCAGCAGGTTGCGGATGCGATTGGTTTTTCCGGCTTCCCACCAGTGGCGCTGGTAGTTGAACATGGAGGAATGGAAGATTTCTTCCAGTTTCTCAATCTGTTCATCGGTGAAAACATTCTTTTCCGGCTGACGGCGCGGGCCCTTGTTGCGGTTGGCGACGTTAGGGTTTAAGTCAGCTTCGTTGCCGCCATTGTTAAACTTGCCGATCCGCGCGTGGCGCTCCGACTGGCGCGCCAGCAGGTCAATTTCTTTGAAATCTTTCCCTTCTTTATGCTCCTTCATGATGAGCTGGCAGTAGCGTGCGGCGGTGGTGAGCTGCATCTGATCCAGCGGCCCATAGTCACCCCACTTGTCGCGTTTTTTCCAGCTGTGAACGGTTGCAACTTTCTCGCCCAGCATTTCAGCAATGCGGGCTACGCGGTATCCCTGAAAGTACAGCAGCATGGCCTGCCGACGGGGATCGAGATCTGCGGGTGTCAGTGTGGTGTTCATGGCACAAACCTACAGCCTTGAATGACGGCTTTCCCCGCCTGCGGTTTGTGTGGTTGTCGGTACAAATACCGCGCATTGTTTCACTGCCCCCATCACCGCAACCATAAGGCTCCAGTAAGTTTTTTCTAACGGAGCACGGCTCATGACAGTGAAAGCAAAGCGTTTTCGCATCGGGGTGGAAGGTGCCACCACCGACGGACGCGAAATCCAGCGTGAATGGCTGGAACAGATGGCAGCCAGCTACAACCCGGCGGTGTATACCGCGCTGATTAACCTTGAGCACATCAAGTCTTATCTGCCGGACAGCACCTTTAACCGCTACGGCAAGGTGACGGCGCTGTTTGCTGAAGAAATCACGGAAGGTCCGCTGGCAGGCAAGATGGCGCTGTATGCCGACGTTGAGCCAACGGAGTCCCTGGTGGAGCTGGTGAAAAAAGGCCAGAAATTATTCACCTCTATGGAAGTCAGCCCGAAGTTCGCTGATACGGGCAAAGCCTACCTGGTCGGCCTGGCTGCCACTGATGACCCTGCCAGTCTGGGCACTGAAATGCTGACATTCAGCGCCAGTGCAGCCCATAACCCACTGGCAAACCGCAAGCAGAATCCTGCCAATCTCTTTACCGCTGCAGAGGAAACGGTGATCGAACTGGAAGAAATCCAGGACGACAAACCGTCCCTGTTTGCCCGTGTCACGGCGCTGTTTACCAAAAAAGAGCAGTCCGATGACGCCCGGTTCTCTGATGTGCATAAGGCCGTGGAGCTGGTCGCCACTGAGCAGCAGAACCTGAGCGCACGCACCGAAAAATCCCTGTCTGAGCAGGAAGAACGCCTGTCTGAGCTGGAGACTGCCCTGCAGGCACAGCAAACCGCCTTTAACGAACTGGTGGACAAGCTGAGTCATGAAGACAGCCGCCAGGACTACCGCCAGCGTGCAACAGGCGGTAACGCCCCCGCTGACACTCTGACCAATTGCTGATGGAGCACAAAACCCGATGAAGAAGAATACCCGCTTTGCTTTTAACGCTTACCTGCAGCAGCTGGCGCGTCTGAACGGTGTGGCAGTTGAAGAACTGTCCAGCAAGTTCACCGTGGAGCCGTCTGTACAGCAGACGCTGGAAGACCAGATCCAGCAGTCCGCCGCTTTCCTGACGCTGATTAACGTCACGCCAGTGACTGAGCAGTCCGGTCAGCTGCTGGGGTTGGGTGTTGGCAGCACCATTGCCGGAACCACTGACACCACCGCGAAAGAGCGTGAACCTGTCGATCCTACGCTGATGGTCGATGTGGAATACAAATGCGAGCAGACCAACTTTGACACGGTACTGACCTACGCGAAGCTGGACCTGTGGGCGAAGTTTCAGGATTTCCAGGTGCGTATCCGTGACGCCATCGTGAAACGTCAGGCACTGGACCGCATCATGATCGGCTTTAACGGCGTGAAGCGTGCGAAAACCTCCAACCGTAGCGAAAACCCGCTGCTGCAGGATGTGAACAAAGGCTGGTTACAGAAAATCCGTGAGGATGCACCGGATCACGTCATGGGCAGCAGCACCACGGGCGGTGAAACCACACCGCGTGCGGTGAAAGTCGGTAAAGGTGGCGAATATGCCAACCTGGACGCCGTGGTGATGGATGCCGTCAATGAGCTTATCGACGTTGTCTACCAGGACGATGACGATCTGGTGGTGATTTGCGGGCGTGAACTGCTGTCTGACAAGTATTTCCCGCTGGTCAACAAAGAGCAGGAAAACAGTGAAAAACTGGCTGCCGATATGATCATCAGTCAGAAACGCATGGGTGGCCTGCAGGCGGTGCGTGCGCCGTTCTTCCCGCCGAATGCGCTGCTGATCACCCGTCTGGATAACCTGTCCATCTACTGGCAGGAAGATACCCGCCGCCGTTCAGTTATCGACAACCCGAAACGTGACCGGATTGAAAATTTTGAATCCGTTAACGAAGCCTATGTGGTTGAGGACTATCGCTGCGCTGCACTGGTGGAAAACATCCAGATTGGTGACTTCAGCGCCGCCGCAGCAGAAACCGGAGCGTAATTCATGAGCCTGAGTCCCGCACGGCAGCATCGCCTGCGCGTTCAGGCTGAACAGGCCGCTCGCGAGGGTGGTAGTGTTCGCCACGCGTCGGGCTATGACCTGATGCTGCTGCAACTGGCGGAAGACCGCCGTCGTCTCAAGGGCGTTCAGTCCACGGTCAAAAAAGCGGAAATCAAGGTGGAGCTGCTGCCGAAATATGCCGCCTGGGCGGAGGGCGTTCTGGCTGCCGGAGGCGCTCAACAGGATGACGTGCTGATGTACGTGATGCTGTGGCGCATTGATGCCGGAGATTATGCCGGGGCGCTGGAGATCGGGCGTCATGCCCTGCGTCATGGCTGGGTGATGCCGCTGGGTAACCGCAACGTGCAGACCGTGCTGGCAGAGGAAATGGCAGATGCAGCCCAGAGCGCAATGCTTGCCGCCACCTGCTTTGATGCCGACCTGTTGCTGCAGACGCTGGAGCTGACAGACGGTCTGGATATGCCGGACCAGTCACGGGCGCGTCTGCATAAAGCGATTGGCGCTGTCCTGAGTGAAAGCAACCCGGCTTCCGCCCTTAATCATCTCAACCATGCGTTACAGCTCGATCCTCGCTGTGGCGTGAAAAAAGACAAACAGCAGCTGGAGCGCAGACTGCGCAATGACAGCCGCTGACAGAACGTGCCCCCGCGCACGGGCGGCACGGGGTGGCGAAAGGCACTGCCACATCAAAACCCCGTCCACCGCCCTCTATTTCAGGAGAAAGCAGCATGAAGTTTGTTGCGCCAGAACAGGCACCGGAACAGGCGGAAATCATCAGGAATACGCCGTTCTGGCCTGATGTGGACCTGTCGGAGTTTCGCAGCGTGATGCGCACTGACGGCACGGTGACGCAGCCGCGTTTAAAGCAGGTTGCGCTGTCGGCAATTTCGGAGGTCAACGCAGAGCTGTATGAGTTTCGCAGACGTCAGCAGATGCTGGGGTATGTGTCACTGGCTGAGGTTCCGGCGGAACAGCTGGACGGCAAAAGTGAGCGCATTCAGCACTATTTCAACGCGGTTTACTGCTGGGCACGCGCCATGCTCAACGAACGATACCAGGACTATGACGCCACGGCATCCGGTGTGAAGCGAGGCGAGGAACTGGCGGAAGCCAGCGGTGATTTGTGGCGTGACGCCCGCTGGGCCATCAGCCGGGTGCAGGATGCGCCGCACTGCACAGTGGAGCTTATCTGATGAAAGTGCGTGCGCATCAGTATGACACGGTGGACGCGCTTTGCTGGCGTCATTACGGGCGCACGCAGGGTGTCACGGAGCAGGTACTGAAGGCAAATCCGGGGCTTGCCGAATTTGGCCCCTTTTTACCTCACGGGCTGCAGGTGGAGCTGCCGGACATTCCGACCACCACCACCGTGCAGACCGTCCAGCTATGGGACTGAATTATGACGCTTGAGCGAATCAGCGCCTTTATCACGTATTGCATCGCCGTTGTGCTGGCCTGGCTGGGCGATTTGTCCATCAAGGATGCCTCAACGCTGGGCGGCCTGATGATCGGTGTGCTGATGCTGGCTATCAACTGGTACTACAAACACAAAGCCTACCAGCTTCTGCGCGACGGGCAGATCTCGCGGGAGGACTATGAATCCATCAATCGTTAAACGCTGCCTTGTCGGGGCCGTGCTGGCTATTGCTGCCACGCTGCCGGGGTTTCAGCAACTTCACACCTCCGTGGAGGGGCTGAAACTGATTGCCGATTACGAAGGCTGTCGTCTGCAGCCGTATCAGTGCAGCGCGGGTGTCTGGACCGACGGCATTGGTAATACGTCGGGCGTCATTCCCGGCAAAACTATTACGGAACGACAGGCAGCAGAAGGGCTGATCTCCAACGTGCTACGTGTGGAGCGGGCGCTGGAAAGGTGTGTGAAGCAACAGCCGCCGCAGAAGGTGTATGACGCTACGGTGTCGTTTGCCTTCAACGTGGGGACGGGCAATGCCTGTAGTTCCACGCTGGTGAAATTGCTCAATCAGCGGCGCTGGGCGGATGCGTGCCGACAGTTGCCGCGCTGGGTTTATGTGAAAGGTGTTTTTAATCAGGGGCTGGATAACCGCCGTGCGCGGGAGATGGCCTGGTGCTTACAGGGAGCAAACTGAAATGAAAAAGAAAGTAATCAGCGGGCTGTTTCTGATGTTATGGATGGCGCTGTTGATCGCAGCAATGGTGTATCCGCAGGGGATTTTTCCGGTACTGGCAGCGTCCGGTGTCTGGGTAGCCTGTCTGCTGACATGGGCGGTAATTCCGGTAGCACTGGCTGCGTTAATTAAGAACGGCCCGCTCTGGCAGGAGTTGAGGGCATCTTTGCTAAAGACCATTACCCGAAAAGAAAACGTATTTATCAGCTGGGTGATGCGATTGCTGATTGTCGTAAGTTTCGCCTGGACGGGGTGGGCTATTACCCTGGTCTTTTATCTGCTGACCGTTATTGCCTTCTGGATGATCCGTAATCAGATTGCGCAACAGGTAGCAGCATGAACCGGTTGCTGCTGGTTGTGCTGGCGTTATTACTGGCGGCGCTGGGCTGGCAGACGTGGCGGCTGGCTGATGCCAGCCAGACCATCAGCACGCAGGCAGACGAGCTTCGGAGCAAAAGCCAGGCACTGGCAAAGAGCAACAGCCAGCTTATCAGCCTGTCCATTCTGACTGAAACCAATAACCGGGAGCAGGCGCGGCTCTATGCCGAAGCAGAACAGACCAGTGTACTGCTGAGACAACGACAACACCGGATTGAGGAACTGAAACGTGAGAACGAGGATTTACGCCGCTGGGCTGATACTCCTTTGCCTGCTGACATTATCCGGCTGCGGGAACGCCCCACACTCACCGGAGGTGCAGCTTACCGTCAGTGGTTGTCCGCGAGTGACGCCGTGTCGGCTGGATCAGGCAATGCCGCGCACTAACGGTGATCTGAACGCGTTGCTGGATGAAACGGAGGCTGCCTGGGCGGTCTGTGCAGACAAAGTGGACATGATTATTGCGTGTCAGGAGCGAAACAGTGAACAAACCACAATCCCTGCGCCACGCCCTCAATAAAGCGGTGCCTTATGTCCGCAATAACCCGGACAAACTGCATCTGTTTGTGGATAACGGTTCGCTAGTTGCTACGGGGGCCAGCTCCATGTCATGGGAGTACCGTTACACCCTGAACGTGGTGATTGAGGATTTCAGCGGCGACCAGAATCTGTTGATGGCCCCGGTTTTGCTGTGGCTGCGAGATAACCAGCCCGATGCAATCAATAACCCGGTGTTACGGGAAAAGTTATTCACCTTTGAAGTGGATATTTTGCGCAACGATGTCTGTGATATCAGCCTTAACCTGCAACTGACGGAACGTGTGCTGGTCAGCACTGACGGCACTGTGTCCAGCGTTGAAGCTGTAGCGGAACCCGATGAACCTGAAGAAGTGTGGACGGTGAAACGTGGCTGAACTGCAGAAGGTGGACGACTGGCTGAGTGCTTTGCTGGCGAATCTGGAACCAGCCGCAAGAAGCCGCATGATGCGCCAGCTGGCGCAGGAACTTCGGCGGACACAGCAGCAGAATATCAGGATGCAGCGCAACCCTGACGGCAGCAGCTATGAACCGCGACGGGTAACAGCACGCAGTAAAAAAGGCCGTATCAAACGTCAGATGTTTGCAAAGCTGCGCACCACAAAATACCTGAAAACTGCCGCCAGTGCCGATTCTGCCAGCGTGCAGTTTGAAGGCAAGGTACAGCGCATTGCCCGTGTTCATCACTACGGCCTGCGTGATCGCGTCAGTCGAAATGGACCAGAAGTGCGATATGCTGAGCGGCAGTTACTTGGCATAGATTCTAAAATAACCGCCGTTATTCGTAATAAGCTATTTGAGTTTATTAAATAAAAACTCTCAGGATTGTGATAAATTTATTAAACATTGACAAAAATATTTAATGTCGTCACATATTTCATCTTTATTCATGTGTTCCAGAACTTCATCTCGAGTAATTGAGAAGTTATGTTTTAGTGAATTTTCGCCACTAATGAAAATTTCTTTTCCATGTGCGTCTTTTAAGGCTGCAGCTATATCTGTAGATGTTATCGAATCAGGGATAGCTAACGCATGCCTATCTCTAAAGAAGCTACGTATATCTTCTTCAGATGTCTCTGCAGCTCTTGCGATGGCTGATATATCTAGAAAGTAATTTTCAATGTGTCTGCGACGCCATTTCATGGCTAAAAAATCACTATCGCCGTGATTAGTTGATTTATCTTTAAGATCTGCTCCTACAGAATGGTCGCTATCATCATCACGATCGCGCATGCTAATGGCTTTTAAGTCAGGGATTTCATTTTTTAATTGTTTGTATAATTGAAACCTTTCTGAAGATTTTCCAGTCCAAAGCCATGTGACAATATTTTTTGGCCATGTTAGTTCTAACTTTTTAAATATTTTTTTTAGGAATCTTTCATCGCTAACACCTTCAACAATCAATAATCTTTTGTCTTCGGTAAGCTTATGGATTTTGGGGCTAAAGATCGTGCCAATTCCACTTAATAGACCTATTTTTTCATTATCAGAACCAAGGTATTTCCCTCTGGAATTTGATAGTGCCAAAATTTTCTGTGGTTCATAAGCCCTGATTAACTCAGTAGAGTGTGTTGCCAATAGGACCTGCTTTCCTTTTTTAATTGTTATCTCTTCTAAACGTTCAGTTAGATTTTTCTGTAATTGTGTATGTAGGTGAGCATCTGGTTCATCTAGTAGAATGACATTAAATTCTTCTGATAAGGCCAATGTATATACACTTAACCATTGAAGAAAACCGCTTCCTTCAACCATAATATCTCTAGCATTGAAGTTTTTGTGTTTTTTAAATTGATAACCATTGACAACGCCAGCGACACATTCAATTTTTAAGTAACTATGATATTGTTCATTAAATGGAGTTACTTCAAGTTTTAAAGAAAAAAGGTCAAAGAGTGTTTTTTGTAATATTTCCCAAGGGTCTGTTTCCCTTAATAAATTAAGGTCTTTATTGGCGATTTTGTTTCGCCCTTCTTTTAACCTCCGGCGTTTGTTTTGATTCTCTAGGTGAATATCGTAAATAGAATTTCTGATTACTCCACCAGAAAGCCCCTGACCGATTAGTCGATTCCTCATTGCTGGGCTAAGACGGCTTTCTCGGTCTGTAATACCTGCAAATGGAGGGAGATAAGCTATCTGGGGTATATTCTCATTATTTGGAGAACCATCGTCATTCTGTATTTCTTGTAAAGCAAGGTTGCTAGATGTATTTTTTATAAATAATCTATCATTTGCTAATGATAAACCGATCTCTAAAAACTTCTCATTTTTTAAACTATCATCCCAAAAAAGCTTTATCTTTAGAGTATAACCATCATCTTCTGTTTGTTTTTGAGATTTTAAATTGGTCCATAAGTGGCTTAAAGACGGTATAAACATCGGCGTGAAATCGACAATGCCTAGTCCGACACCTTGATTTGTCGCATTTTCAGTCCAACTCACTCTTCCTTTTTCAATTTCTAAAAGAGTCTTACAGAATTGCCACGTTGCCATTGCTTGCAGTAACGATGATTTACCGGAATTGTTCCCGCCGACCAGGAGGCTTAATTCGTCATTTAATTGTATTGTTGAGTTTTTATATTTTTTAAATTTCTTAAGCTCTACTTTTTTTATGTACATAGTGGAGATACCTAACCTTTATTAAACCAAATCGCCTCATCATGAGAACTGGGACAGTTTACTATCTACTGAATTGTTTCTAAAGAGAATTGTATCAAGTTCCAGACAATTACAATCCATTTTGGACACGCCCAATATGTGGCAATTTTTTAAGCTATGAACGCACAATTAACCGAAATCATGCGCCTTATCACCAACCTGATCCGCACTGGGGTAGTCACCGAAGTGGACCGGGAGAACTGGCTTTGCCGGGTGAAAACGGGCGACCTTGAAACCAACTGGATCAGCTGGCTGACGCTGCGTGCCGGGAATGCCCGCACATGGTGGCGACCATCGGAAGGTGAACAGGTGGTGCTGCTGAGTCTGGGCGGAAATCTTGAAACCGCCTTTGCGCTGCCCGCCATCTATTCGAATCAGTTCGCACCACCGTCGACGTCGGCGGACGCCTGCGTGACAGAACATCCTGACGGTGGCTGGTTTGAATACGAACCCGCCACCGGGCGCTGGTATGTCAGAGGCATCAAATCAATGGTCATTGAGGCCGCTGACAACATCACCCTGAAAACCAGTGAGTTTGTGCTGGAGGCTGACCACACGCGTATTAACAGCGAAGTGGTGATCAATGGTGGCGTTACCCAGGGCGGCGGTGCAATGAGTTCTAACGGAATTGTGGTTGATGCACATCAGCATACTGGCGTCCTGAAAGGCGGCGACACAACCGGAGGCCCGGTATGACGCTTTATAGCGGGATGAACAATACCAGCGGCAAAGCTATTACTGATATTGACCATCTGCGCCAGTCGGTGCGGGACATTCTGCTGACACCGCAGGGTAGCCGCATTGCCCGCCGGGAATATGGTTCCCTGCTGTCGGCACTGATAGACCAGCCACAAAATCCGGCGTTACGCCTGCAGGTCATGTCGGCAGTGTATGTGGCGCTGAGTCGCTGGGAGCCACGGCTGACGCTGGATTCCATCACCATCAACAGCAACTTTGACGGTTCTATGGTGGTGGAGCTGACCGGGCGGCGGAATAACGGTGTGCCTGTGTCCCTTTCCGTATCAACAGGAGCAGAGAATGGCAGTGATTGACCTTTCGCAGTTGCCTGCGCCGCAGATTGTGGATGTGCCGGACTTTGAGACGCTGCTTACCGAACGCAAGGCAGAATTTGTGGCGCTTCATCCGAAAGATGAGCAGGAAGCAGTGATCCGCACGCTGGAACTGGAATCTGAACCCGTCACCAAATTGTTGCAGGAGAATGCTTACCGTGAGTTGCTTCTGCGCCAGCGCATTAACGAAGCCGCGCATGCTGTGATGGTGGCTTACGCGATGGGCGGCGATCTTGACCAGCTCGCTGCCAACTACAACGTGAAACGCCTGACGGTGACGCCTGCTGATAATGACGCTGTGCCACCCGTTGCGGCTGTGATGGAAAGCGATGAAGCGTTACGCCTGCGTGTGCCTGCGGCTTTTGAAGGGCTTTCGGTTGCGGGGCCAACCGCAGCTTATGAATTTCATGCCCGAAGCGCCGACGGTCGGGTGGCGGATGCCAGTGCAACCAGCCCGGCACCTGCAGAGGTGGTACTGACTGTCCTTAGCCGCGAAGGCGACGGAACAGCAGAAAAAGACCTGCTGGATGTGGTGGAGAACGCCCTGAACAGTGAGAACGTCCGCCCGGTGGCTGACCGTCTGACGGTTCGCAGCGCAGAAATCATACCGTACCGCGTGGAAGCCACCATTTTTCTCTATCCGGGGCCGGAAGCAGAGCCGGTAATGGCAGCGGCAAAAGCCAGCCTGCAGAAGTACATCGCCAGTCAGACGCGGCTTGGTCGGGATATTCGCCGTAGCGCCATCTTTGCCGCCCTGCATGTTGAGGGTGTGCAGCGTGTGGAGCTGGCTTCGCCGCTGGCGGATGTGGTTTTGAACAAAACGCAGGCGGCATCATGTACGGAGTGGAGCGTGACCAACGGGGGAACGGATGAATAGTCTGCTGCCATCGGGGTCAACTTCACTGGAGCGCCGACTGGCGCAGACCTGTAGCGGGATTTCTGATCTGCAGGTGCCGCTGCGTGACTTGTGGAATCCGGCTACCTGCCCGGTCAGCTTCCTGCCTTATCTCGCCTGGGCGTTCTCTGTGGATCGCTGGGACGAAGGCTGGACAGAAAGCGTCAAGCGCCAGGTGGTGAAGGATGCTTTTTATATTCATCAGCATAAAGGGACCACCAGTGCCGTGCGGCGGGTGGTGGAGCCGTTCGGCTTTCTGATCCGCATTATTGAGTGGTGGCAGACCGGAGAGGCACCGGGCACGTTTCGTCTGGATATCGGCGTGCAGGACCAGGGCATCACTGAAGATACCTATCTGGAACTTGAGCGGCTGATAAGCGATGCCAAACCATGTAGCCGTCACATGATCGGCATGTCCATCAATCTGCAGACCAGCGGTCCGCATTGGGTGGGGGCCGCCAGCTATCTTGGCGAAGAAATCACGATCTATCCGTATATCAACGAAACAATTATTTCCGGCGGCACCGCGCATGAAGGTGGGGCGGTCCATGTTATTGACACAATGAGAGTGAATCCATGAGCACAAAATTTTATACCCTGCTGACGGATATTGGCGCGGCGAAACTTGCCAGCGCCGCCGCGCTCGGTGTGCCTTTAAAAATTACCCATATGGCGGTCGGCGATGGCGGCGGAACATTGCCAACGCCGGACGCAAAGCAGACAGCATTGGTAAATGAGAAACGCCGGGCTGCGCTGAATATGCTCTATATCGACCCGCAGAACAGCAGCCAGATTATTGCCGAACAGGTGATCCCAGAAAACGAGGGCGGTTGGTGGATACGTGAAGTGGGCCTGTTTGATGAGTCCGGGGCATTGATTGCCGTGGGCAACTGCCCGGAAAGCTATAAGCCACAACTGGCTGAAGGCAGCGGGCGCACCCAGACCGTGCGCATGGTGCTGATTACCAGCAGTACGGACAATATCACCCTGAAAATCGACCCTGCTGTCGTGCTGGCAACCCGTCATTATGTAGATCAACAAATAGAAATTCATGAGCAATCGCGCCGCCATCCTTCTGCGTCTTTGACAGAAAAGGGATTTGTACGTCTGTATAGCGGTGTGGAAAGCAATGATGAAACAGTCGCTGCAACGCCAAAAGCAGTGAAAATAGCGATGGATAATGCCAGCGCCAGACTGGCAAAAGACCGCAATGGTTCTGATATTCCCAATCCGGCACTGTTTGTTCAGAATCTGGGATTGAAAACGACTGTTGATAAAGCTGCATCAGCGATTCAGCCAGGAGATTATGGAATTGGCCTGGCTTATCTGAAAACCATGGGAACCAAATCGCAATTTTTTGCTTATGGTACAGCTGTCGGCTATCCAGAAGTGCCAACACATGGTGCTGGTTTCCAGGCCTGTTACAACGACAATCGACGTGCACAGATTTATGTCGCTAATGATGGCAAGATGTACTGTCGATTCAGCATGTTATCGAAAATTGCCGATGATGAAACACCGTGGAATCAGGTGTTCACCAGTGCACATTATCCAGAAGCATCAGTGAGTGTTAAAGGAATGGTGCAACTGGGGAACGATGTAAACAGCGTGTCAGAAAATGTTGCGGCGACATTGAAAGCGGTAAAAATTGCGATGGACAACGCCAGCGCGAGACTGGCAAAGGACCGCAATGGTGCTGATATTCCTGACCCGACTTTGTTTATTCAGAATCTGGGACTTAAACCGACGGTTGATAAGGCTGAAAGTGCTCTGCAACAGGGAGCATACGGAATCGGTAGCAATAATAACTACGAAATGGGTGAGGTTTCACAGTTTCTTGCATATTCAGGTAATGCAGATGAAGTGCCATCGAATGGTGCAGGTTTTCAGGCTGCGTATAACAAGAACAGACGCGCGCAGATTTTCATCACCGGAGCAGGGGAAATGTATCACCGTTTCAGCGGCTCTGATACGGTTAAAGACAATACAACACTATGGCGTCGGGGTGTTTGTGAAGATGAATTTTCATTTGGCAGCAATTATCACCGAATAACTGGCGGTGTGCTGAAGCAGTTTTTTAACAGTTATTTTTCCGGGGCAACTGGTGTGGTGAATAAAGAGTATCAGGTGAATTTTCCGACACCATTTGCCCGTCAGTGCTGGTACGTGATCCCCGTTTTCCGTTCGTCACACGGTGGGAGTGTTGAGGGTGTCGCCATTACAGCTATTACTGCAACTGGCTTTACTCTGAGCATCACCGGAGATAACGGTGGATGGAATATTGGGTTTATTGCGGAGGGGGTCTGATGAGTTATTTTTACAGTCCATCAAGAAATGCATTTTATAACAGTGAACTGAAATCTGATTATTACGATGCTCTCGATGCGTGGCCGGATGACTGTATTGAGGTAAGTGATGCAGTCTATCAGGAGTTTTATCTTGGTTATCGGGAAGGGTACAAAATGGTTGCAGGCACTGATAACCAGCCATCATGGGAAGAACGTCCACCATTGACCCATGAGGAACAGGTGGAACAGGCAGAAATGATGAAACAGATGCGCATTAATGAGGCTAACAACCTGATTAATGAAAAACAATGGCCATCAAAATTACAGCTTGGCAGGCTGAACGAAATGGAGACAACCAGATTTAATGCGATGCTGGATTATCTTGAGTTACTTGAAAATATTAATGTAAGTGATGCCCCGGATATAGTCTGGCCTTTATCACCAGAAGTCTGAATACATCCCCGCGTCTGCGGGGATTCCTGTATCCGCCGTTGTGCCATTTTTCATACAAACCACATAACGTGCATCCTGCTCGTATCAACCAGAACATAGGCAGACCCCCTCTACTACCGGAGAGACTGCCTTATGGCTCAGGATTACCACCACGGGGTGCGCGTTGTTGAAGTCAACGAAGGCACCCGATCCATTACCACGGTGAGCACCGCCATCGTGGGTATGGTCTGCACGGGCGATGATGCCGATGCAAAAATGTTTCCTCTTAATAAACCCGTGCTGATCACTGATGTGCTGACTGCCAGCGGTAAAGCGGGTGAGTCCGGTACGCTGGCCCGTTCGCTGGACGCCATCGCTGACCAGGCAAAACCCGTGACCGTTGTTGTGCGTGTGCCGCAGGGTGAAACGGAAGAAGAAACCACGACCAATATCATCGGCGCAGTGACTGCTGAAGGTAAAAAAACAGGCATGAAAGCCCTGTTATCTGCCCAGTCACAGCTCGGCGTTAAACCGCGCATTCTCGGCGTGCCAGGTCACGACACGAAGGCGGTAGCTACTGAGTTGCTGAGCGTGGCGCAAAGCCTGCGTGGGTTTGCTTACCTGTCAGCGTATGGTTGCAAGACGGTGCAGGAAGCAATCACTTACCGTGAAAACTTCAGTCAGCGTGAAGGAATGCTGATCTGGCCTGACTTTACTGGCTGGGACACGGTGCTGAATGCCGAAGCAACGGCATATGCCACCGCCCGTGCGCTTGGTCTGCGCGCCAAAATTGACGAGCAGACCGGATGGCACAAAAGCCTGTCCAACGTGGGCGTGAACGGTGTCACCGGAATTTCTGCAGATGTGTTCTGGGATCTGCAGGACCCGGCAACTGATGCGGGACTGCTTAACCAGAACGACGTCACCACGCTTGTGCGCAAGGATGGTTTCCGCTTCTGGGGTTCCCGCTGTCTGAGCGATGATCCGCTTTTTGCTTTCGAAAACTACACTCGCACGGCGCAGGTGCTGACGGACACAATGGCAGAAGCGCACATGTGGGCGGTGGACAAACCGCTGAACCCGTCGCTGGCGCGCGACATTATCGAGGGTATCCGCGCCAAAATGCGCAGCCTGGTAAGTCAGGGGTATCTCATTGGTGGTGATTGCTGGCTGGACGAGTCGGTGAACGACAAAGACACCCTGAAAGCCGGAAAACTCACCATCGATTACGACTACACGCCAGTGCCGCCACTTGAAAACCTGATGCTGCGTCAGCGCATCACCGATCAGTACCTGGTGAATTTCTCCAGCCAGGTCAGCGCGTAAGGGGACAACATGGCTTTACCACGCAAATTAAAACACCTGAACCTGTTTAATGACGGGAACAACTGGCAGGGAATCGTTGAGTCGCTGACGCTGCCGAAATTCACCCGCAAATATGAGAAGTATCGCGGCGGCGGAATGCCGGGGGCGGTGGATGTGGATCTGGGACTGGATGACAGTGCACTGGATACAGAATTTTCCATTGGTGGTACTGAACTGCTGCTGTTTAAGCAGATGGGCAAATCCACGGTGGATGGCATCCAGCTGCGCTTTACCGGCTCTATCCAGCGTGACGATACCGGGGAAGTGCAGGCCGTGGAGCTTGTCGTGCGTGGACGTCACAAAGAAGTGGATTCCGGCGAGTGGAAGACGGGCGAAAGCAACACCACCAAAGTGACCAGTACCAACAGCTACGCGAAGCTGACCATCAATGGTGAGGTGCTCTATGAAGTGGACCTTATCAACATGGTGGAAATTGTGGACGGTGTGGACCTGATGGAAGCGCACCGCAACGCCCTCGGCCTCTGATATATCTGAACGGCGCGGGATACCGCGCCAGAACCCAATTGACAGGACAGCAAAATGAGCGATAAGCAGACTGAAAAGACCATTCAACTGGATACCCCCATCAAGCGCGGTAAAACAGAAATCACCGAAATTGTGCTGCGTAAACCGCAGTCCGGTGCGCTGCGCGGTACACGCCTGCAGGCCATTATGGATATGGATGTAAACGCGATGATGACCGTGATCCCCCGCATCTCCAGTCCGGCACTGACTGCACAGGAAATTGCAGAGATGGACCCGGCAGATCTCACTGCCATGTCGGTTGAGGTTGTCACTTTTTTGTTGAAGAAGTCGGTGCTTGCCGGTTTACCGACAGCCTGACGGTTGACGATCTGGTGGCAGATATCGCCACCATTTTTCACTGGCCGCCATCCGTTACTGACGTTATGCCGCTGACCGAAGTGCTGGAATGGCGGTATAAAGCGATTCAGAGAAGCGGGGCCAACGATGAGTGATAACAACCTGCGTCTGCAGGTCATTCTTAATGCGGTTGACAAGCTCACCCGCCCATTTCGATCTGCGCAGGCCAGTTCAAGAGAACTGGCTGCTGCTGTCAAAAAATCCCGCGATGCAATAAAGCAGCTTGATCAGGCCGGGAGCAGTCTGGACAGCTTCCGAAAGCTGCAGGCAGAAAATCAGAAATTAGGCGACAGGCTGAACTATGCCCGCCAGCGTGCAAATTTGCTCAGTCAGGAACTGGGAGCGATGGGGCCGCCTTCGCAACGTCAGGTTGTTGCTCTGGGCCGTCAACGGCTGGCTGTTCAGCGCCTGGAAGAACGCCAGAAAAAGCTGCAGCAGCAGACGGCGCTTGTGCGTGCTGAACTGTACCGGGCGGGAATTTCTGCGAAAGATGATGCGGGAGCAACTGCCCGTTTAGCCCGTGAAACATCACGTTATAACCAGGAACTGTCGAAACAGGAGGCGCGGCTGAAGCGACTGGGGGAAGCTCAGCGCAGGATGAATGCAGCGCGTGCCAGTTATGCCCGTTCGCTGGAGGTGCGTGATCGTATTGCAGGTGCCGGAGCCACTACCACGGCGGCAGGGCTGGCAATGGGCGCGCCAGTGATGGCGGCAGTAAAAAGCTATACCAGCATGGAAGATGCCATGAAAGGTGTGGCAAAGCAGGTCAATGGTCTGCGTGACGATAATGGCAACCGCACTGCACGTTTTTATGAAATGCAGGATGCCATCAAGGCTGCCAGCGAACAGTTGCCGATGGAAAACGGTGCGGTAGACTTCGCTGCACTGGTTGAAGGTGGTGCGCGCATGAACGTCGCAAACCCTGACGACAGCTGGGAAGACCAGAAACGTGACCTGCTGGCCTTCGCCAGCACGGCAGCAAAGGCGGCAACAGCCTTTGAGCTGCCAGCGGATGAACTGTCAGAAAGTCTGGGGAAAATCGCCCAGCTCTACAAAATACCTACCCGCAATATTGAACAGCTCGGCGATGCACTGAACTATCTGGATGATAACGCCATGTCGAAAGGGGCGGACATCATTGATGTGATGCAACGTCTGGGCGGTGTGGCTGACCGTCTGGATTATCGTAAAGCGGCGGCACTGGGTTCCACCTTTCTGACACTGGGCGCTGCGCCGGAGGTTGCAGCCAGTGCAGCAAACGCGATGGTGCGTGAATTGTCCATTGCCACCATGCAAAGCAAGAGTTTCTTTGAAGGGATGAATCTGCTGAAACTCAATCCTGAAGTGATTGAAAAGCAGATGACGAAGGATGCGATGGGAACTATCCAGCGTGTGCTGGAGAAGGTGAACGCACTGCCGCAGGACAAGCGTCTGTCTGCCATGACTATGTTGTTTGGCAAAGAGTTTGGCGATGACGCGGCGAAACTGGCAAACAACCTGCCGGAACTGCAGCGTCAGTTAAAACTGACAGCGGGCAATGATGCGCTTGGCTCCATGCAGAAAGAATCCGACATTAACAAGGATTCACTTTCTGCGCAGTGGTTGCTGGTCAAAACCGGAGCGCAGAACACCTTCAGCAGCCTGGGCGAAACGCTGCGCCAGCCGCTGATGGATATTCTGTACACGGTGAAAAGCGTCACGGGGGCGTCGCGTCGCTGGGTGGAAGCTAACCCGGAACTGACAGGCACACTGATGAAAGCATCGGCTGTTGTGGCTGCGGTTACCGTCGGCCTCGGCACCTTAGCGGTGGCGCTGGCTGCAGTGCTGGGGCCGCTGGCAGTCATCCGTCTGGGATTCTCTGTGTTGGGTATCAAAACGTTATCTTCCGTTACGGCAGCAGTAACTCGAACCAGCAGCGCGTTGTCCTGGCTGGCTGGCGCACCACTGGCACTGCTGCGACGCGGGCTTGCTTCATCCGGCAACGCCGCAGGTTTACTTACTGCGCCGTTGTCGTCTTTGCGCCGCACGGCATCACTGACGGGAAATGTCCTGAAAACTGTAGCAGGTGCGCAGGTTGCACTTTTGCGGTCTGGATTATCCGGTTTACGTGCTGTTGCTGTGATGTTTATGAATCCTCTGGCGGTACTGCGCGGTGGACTGGCCGCCGCAGGCACGGTGCTGCGAGTACTGGCATCTGGTCCACTGGCGATGCTGCGCGTTGCCCTGTATGCCGTATCTGGTCTGTTAGGTGCTCTGCTCAGTCCGATAGGTCTTGTGGTTACTGCACTGGCGGGCGTGGCGCTGGTTGTCTGGAAATACTGGCAACCCATCACCGCATTTCTTGGTGGCGTGGTGGAAGGATTCAAAGCGGCGGCAGGTCCCGTCAGTGCAGCATTCGAACCGCTTAAGCCCGTGTTCCAGTGGATTGGCGACAAAGTACAGGCGTTGTGGGGCTGGTTTACTGATCTGCTGACGCCCGTTAAGTCGACCTCTGCCGAACTGCAGAGTGCAGCGGCAATGGGGCGGCGATTCGGGGAGGCACTGGCGGAAGGGCTGAATATGGTCATGCATCCGCTGGACTCCCTGAAATCCGGCGTTTCCTGGTTGCTGGAGAAGCTCGGCATTGTCAGTAAAGAGGCCGCAAAGGCAAAACTGCCGGAAAGCGTGACGCGTCAGCAACCTGCGACGGTGAATGCAGACGGTAAAGTGATGACGCCATCGGGTGGTTTTCCATCATGGGGATATGGCTTTGCGGGGATGTATGACAGCGGCGGGTATATCCCGCGCGGGCAGTTTGGCATCGTCGGTGAAAACGGGCCGGAAATTGTTAACGGCCCGGCAAATGTGACCAGCCGGAGAAATACAGCTGCACTGGCTGCCGTTGTTGCCGGAATGATGGGCGTTGCTGCCGCGCCTGCAGAGCTTCCACCGTTGCATCCTTTGGCACTTCCCGCGAAAGGCGGCGAAGCGATGGTGAGTCGTGCAGCCACTGTGCCGCTCGTTCAACGGATTGAGGCACCGACGCAGATCATCATTCAGACGCAGCCAGGACAAAGTGCGCAGGATATTGCGCGGGAGGTGGCACGCCAGCTTGATGAACGTGAACGCAGGCTGAAGGCAAAGGCCAGGAGTAACTACAGCGATCAGGGGGGATACGACGCATGATGATGGTGCTGGGATTGTACGTGTTTATGCTGCGCACCGTTCCGTATCAGGAACTGCAGTATCAACGCAGCTGGCGACATGCGGCAAACAGTCGGGTAAACCGTCGTCCGTCCACGCAGTTTCTGGGACCGGAAAACGACATGCTGACGCTTTCCGGTGTTCTTATGCCGGAAATAACAGGCGGCAGGCTGTCGTTGCTGGCACTGGAGCAGATGGCAGAACAGGGGAAAGCATGGCCCCTGATTGAAGGCAGCGGCATGATTTATGGCATGTATGTGATTGAGGGACTGAATCAGACTAAAACGGAGTTTTTCCGCGATGGTATGCCGCGCCGGATTGAGTTTACCCTGTCGCTCAAACGGGTGGATGAATCCCTGTCCGATATGTTCGGTGATCTCAGTGCGCAGCTGAATAATTTGCAGGATACGGCAACGTCTGCCTTAAGCGATATCAGTAAAACGGTGGGAGGGCTGCTGTCGTGAATTTCAGCTCTGAACTGCTTAACAAAGGCAACAAAACTCCCGCATTCAGCATCAGTATTGAGGGGAAGGATATCACCACTGTGCTGGATAACCGCCTGATGAGTCTGACGTTGACGGACAATCGGGGCTTTGAAGCAGACCAGCTTGATCTGGAGCTGGACGACGCCGACGGAAAAATCGTGCTGCCGCGCCGTGGTGCGGTCATCACGCTGGCGCTGGGCTGGAAGGGGCAGCCGCTTTTCCCGAAAGGGGCATTCACGGTGGACGAGATTGAACACACCGGCGCACCGGATCGCCTGACTATCCGGGCGCGAAGTGCTGATTTTAGGGAAACGCTGAATACCCGCCGTGAAAAATCGTGGCACAAGACCACTGTCGGGGAAGTGGTGAAGGAAATAGCCGCGCGTCATAAGCTGAAGATGGCACTGGGTAAAGACCTGTCGGATAAGCCCGTGGAGCATATAGACCAGACTAATGAGAGTGACGGCAGTTTTCTGATGCGGCTGGCGCGACAGTACGGTGCCATCGCGTCGGTGAAAAATGGCAATCTGTTATTCATCCGGCAGGGACAGGGCAAAAGCGCCAGCGGTAAACCACTGCCGGTGATCTCAATCACACGTAAGGACGGCGACAGTCACCGCTTTACCCTGGCAGATCGCGGAGCCTACACGGGCGTAATTGCCAGTTGGTTGCATACCCGCGAACCCGCGAAGAAAGAAAGCACCACGGTGAAGCGTAAGCGCAGGACTAAGAAGCAGAAGAAAGAGCCGGAAGCGAAGCAGGGCGATTACCTGGTGGGTACGGATGAAAACGTGCTGGTACTTAATCGCACTTATGCCAACCGGAGCAACGCCGAACGGGCAGCGAAAATGCAGTGGGAACGCCTGCAACGCGGCGTTGCATCATTCTCGCTACAACTGGCGGAAGGGCGGGCAGATCTCTACACAGAAATGCCTGTGAAGGTCAGTGGCTTTAAACAGCCGATAGATGATGCGGAATGGACCATTACGACTCTGACGCATACCGTCAGCCCCGATAACGGTTTTACAACCAGTCTGGAGCTTGAAGTGAGGATTGATGATTTCGAAATGGAATGATTCTTCGCAATGGAGAACTTTTAAGTTTGCAAAATGGAATAATGCGGTATCATTATTGTGAATTTAGCAAAAATGGGGAGAACTCGAAAAATGATGATTTGCCCACTGTGTGGAAGTGCCGCCCATACTCGCAGCAGTTTTCAGGTATCTTCATTGACCAAAGAGCGTTACAACCAGTGCCAGAATATTAACTGCAGTCATACTTTTGTAACCCATGAAACTTTTGTTCGTTCGATTGCAACGCCAAAAGAGTCAAATCCGGTTCAGCCGCATCCAATGAAATCAGGACAGGTGGCGCTCTCTCTTTGACGCTGCCGCCATTTTGTCGCCATCGTTAAAAAACAGTGCTTCTAACGTCATGATTTTAAACGGCATAAATTTCAGGCAACAAAAAACCCATCAACCTTGAACCGAAATGGCGGGGTTGATGGGCTCCACAAAATGGGGACATCAAAGAAAAGCAGTGGCACTAATTAAGACTGATGCCCTGCGGAAAAGTTCTGCGGTTGTGCAAAAAAATTTCATTTTCAGGGCAACTTCAGTTTTATCCTAATCCTGGCCATACCATGACAATGATTGTCCCTGCCAGCGTCAGCAGGACGTTGGCGATTGCATAGGTGCCCGCATAGCCCAGCGCCGGGATGTTACTGCGAGCTGTATCACTGATGATCTCCATTGCCGGCGCGCAGGTACGTGCGCCCATCATTGCGCCGAACAACAGCGCGCGGTTCATTCGCAATACATAAGCACCGAACAAGAAACAGATAACCACGGGCACCAGACTGACAATCAATCCGGCAATCAACATCTGACCGCCAATCGCGCCCAGGCCGTTATTAATACCGCTACCGGCGCTCAGACCAACGCCTGCCATAAACACCATCAAGCCGAACTCTTTCACCATGCTTAATGCACCCTGCGGAATGTAACCGAAGGTCGGGTGGTTAGCACGCATAAAGCCCAGCATAATTCCGGCGAATAACAACCCGGCAGCGTTCCCCATGCCGAAACTGAATGTGCTGAACTGGAAGGTGATCATCCCGATCATCAGCCCAATAACAAAGAAGGCGCAGAATGCCAGCAGGTCAGTGACCTGGCTGTGAATCGAGATAAAGCCGATGCGATCGGCGATGGTTTTTACGCGGCGGGCATCGCCGCTGACTTGTAAAACGTCACCTTTGTTAAGCACGACGTTGTCATCTATCGGCATCTCAATCTGGCTACGAATGACGCGGTTAAGGAAGCAACCGTGATCGGTCAACTTCAGTTGTGCGAGACGTTTACCTACAGCGTTATGGTTTTTAACGACCACTTCTTCAGTGACGATACGCATGTCGAGAAGGTCACGATCGAAAACTTCTTTACCGTTACGGAAGCTGGGATCGAGTCGGGCATGGGCGTCGGGATAGCCTACCAACGCTATTTCATCGCCCATTTGTAGCACGGCATCACCGTCTGGATTTGCCAGAATCCCGTTACGTCGAATACGTTCAATGTAGCAGCCGGTTTGTCGATAAATACCCAGTTCACGCAGATTTTTGCCGTCGGTCCAGGCCACCAGTTCCGGGCCGACGCGATAGGCGCGGATCACCGGTAAATAAACCTTACGGTTGGTATCAGTGTCCAGGCCACGTTCGCGGGCGATTTGCTGGGCGCTGGTCTGTAAGTCCTGATGCTGCAATTTCGGCAAGTAACGCGCACCAACAATCAAACTCACCAGACCGATTAAATAGGTTAAGGCATACCCGAGGCTCAGATTATCCAGTGCCAGTGAGAGCTGCCTGCTTTCCATGCCGGAATGACGCAGTGTATCGCCAGCACCGACCAGAACCGGTGTCGACGTCATAGAGCCTGCTAACATACCGGCCGTCAGGCCAATATCCCAGCCAAACAGCTTACCTAACCCTAAGGCGATCACCAGCGCACTGCCAACCATCACCAGTGCTAACATTAGGTAATTTTTCCCATCGCGAAAAAAAATGGAAAAAAAGTTCGGTCCGGCTTCGACCCCGACGCAGAAAATAAACAGCATAAAGCCAAGATTAAGCGCATCGGTGTTAATGCTGAAATGTTGTTGGCCTAATAACAGCGATACGACTAAAACGCCAATGGAATTACCCAGTTGGATCGAACCAAGTCGTAACTTTCCGAGACATAGCCCAAGCGCGAGGACCACAAATAATAACAGAATGTAATTCCCATTTAACAATTCGGCGACGTTTATATTCACGGAGGCTAACTTCTTGTTTACTAGTAAGCTGTTGAAAGAAATGGTAATTTACGATAATGTTTTTTACCAGAATTCAGGGCGCAGATTCATTCAGCGCACCTAAACGATAGTAAAGTAACAATATATTTTACTAGTGTAATCACATTAGGTATCAACGGCTATATGAATTGCGTTGGCCTATATTAGCATGGAATGCGAAGCGGCTTTATCTTACTGAACGCCACACTGGCGAAAAATGTGTTCGATAGACGCAGTGTCAGGAGGAACGAGTGAAACATAAACAACGTTGGGCGGGGGCAATCTGCTGTTTTGTCCTCTTCATTGTGGTGTGCCTTTTTCTGGCGACGCACATGAAAGGCGCTTTTCGGGCTGCCGGGCATCCTGAAATCGGCTTGCTATTTTTCATTCTTCCTGGAGCAGTCGCCAGCTTCTTTTCACAGCGTAGAGAAGTCCTGAAACCTCTGTTTGGCGCAATGCTGGCGGCACCCTGTTCGATGCTCATTATGCGGCTGTTTTTTTCACCGACGCGCTCATTCTGGCAAGAGCTGGCATGGTTACTAAGCGCGGTGTTCTGGTGTGCGCTGGGGGCACTGTGTTTCTTATTTATCAGTAGTTTGTTTAAACCACAGCACAGAAAAAATCAGTAAAGCCCTCAACGCGAGGGCTTGTCAGACGATCAGGCGTCCAGATTTTCTTTCACCCATGCAGCAAAATCGGTATAGCCGCCGATATGTTGCTGATCGACAAAAATCTGCGGCACGGTTTCTACGGGTTTACCTGCCTTTTGTTGTAGATCTTCTTTAGTGATCCCTTCCGCACGAATATCTACATACTGATACTGAAAATCATCGCGTTCATTGCTCAATTTCTCAGCCAGATCTTTTGCACGCACACAGTAAGGGCAACCCGAACGACCAAAAATAACGGTTTGCAT